CCCTTAGCGCCAATTTTTAGTGCGCGCATACCGAAAAACCCAGCCATCAACGTAGCCAAGCCGCCTAAACCACTAGAACCGCCTAGTTTTGTGATGGCAGTACCAACCTTGGTCAGTACGTCAAACACCATTTTAAGAGCGTTGACAACTTGCTTCAAGAAAGGCAAGGACTGAATGAACGCTTCCTTGAGCATTGTTCCAAAGTTCCCAAATGATTTTAGGAATTCTCTAACAGACGTAGTGAAGTCAACAATGCTTTCTTTGTTTTTGACTAGCGAGTTAGCGAGATTCTGAATCGTGGAGTTAAAGTTCCCGACAAATGCCGAAAGAATTGGCTTTAGTGCATCCCATAGGGCGCTTGCGGCATCTTGTAGTGGACGCAAATAATCCTGAATCTTCTCAAAGAACCCAGTGATTGCCGTCCATGCGCCCTTCATTTTATCAATCGCATCGCCAGCCTTGCTGACGTCATGTGTCATTAGACGTCCGAGCAGCAGGGTCAGTTTCTCTACGCCCTTAACCATGCCATCAATAAGGCTTCCGCTACCAATCTCTTGAACGCTTCCACGCACACGCTGCAGCAGTGCCTCAATGAGGTGTTTTATGCGTGTGATGGCATTGCCGAGTGGTTCCAATAGTGGTCCGCCCATATCGGTGAGCGTCGCCTTTAGGTCAGTGAACGCACCCTTCAGGCGACCCATAACTGTGTTGTTTACAGCGTCTAATTGACCAGCGTAAGCATTTGCGAACGTTTCGTTAGTGGCAAGCGTAGACATGAACTTCTCAAAGGTTGTGTTCCCAGCCTTTGATTGTTCTTCAATAACTTTTTTGAAGATTGGACTTAGACCCTCGCCCTGCTTCTTGACAGCATCGGTTAACTTTCCTTCTTTTTGGAAAGCGGCAGCAAACTTAGAAACCTCTTGAAAGTTCTTGCCAATATCCCCGCCCATACCAGCGGCAACGTTCCCCAACTCGCGCATCGCGCCAGTCACTTGTCCAAGTTGCTGTGGGTTCACATTCTTTGCTATTTCGGCGAACGATGCAGTCAGCGCCTTTGTGCCGAATACTGCCAATTCTGATGAATTGACAAAACTCCGCATCGCTAAATCAGCAGCCTGAAACCTATCCTTAGTATTCACAAGCCCTTGGGAGAACATCGGCGCAAACTGAATAGATGCGAACTGCTGTTGTACTGCAAGGAATGCTGAACCTGCGGCAACCAACGCTGTGAGGGCGTAGGACACTCCAGCCAACGCTGCTTGGTAGCCTTTTGCAAATAGTTGTCCAGTTTTAAAGAGCAGACCTGCTGAACCGATGACTGCAGCGGCAGCAGCAGCCTCAATGGCTAGATATTTGAACCCAAACTTGATTAGACCCTGAAGTCCACCCAACAGTTTCTTACCGACGTCATCCATCTTGAACAGTTGTTTGATGAATGAGTCATTTTCTTTGCCGTTTCGGCGTTGAGCCCCAGAAAGTTGCTTTACAGCACTGGAATGATTCTCTGTAGTTTCAGTAAGACGCTTTTGCGATTTGCTTGTGTCATTAAGTCTTTTAGAGTACTTATCAAAAGTATCGCTACAGTCATCAGCCTCACGACATAATGCAGCGAGTTGTGCTCGCACGCGTTCAATTACAGCAGTGTCAGCCTTTACATTGATTTTAATGGTGACTTGCTCAGCCATGCGAACCCCAAAAGCGAAAACTGCTTAAAATTTACCCCGAGTTCTCTCAGCCTCTTTAGCCTGTCGCTCACGGTCTTTCTCTATAACTTTAGCACAGGCGAATCTAATCAACCACTCTTCTTCAGAGCAGTTCAGCAAGGCAATTGGGTCTGTACCAAACAACTCACCCAAACGGGCGGCGTTGATGACGCGGACGTCCTCTTCTAGTTCGTAGAGGACGTCTTCGTAGGGTCCGCGGTGTCCACCGTATCCCCATAACCAGCCGCTTCCATAATCGCAACGGCTGCAGCCTCAATGTGTGGCTCAATGCCAAAGAATGCCTTGACGCAATCTGGCAGTGGTCGCTGAGTGTTCGTCATTGCGAGAATCTCTGGTGAAGCGAACGTAAGTTCAACGCCACGGTCATCAGCAACAACTTCACCATTCATGGCGATACCTGTAGTTGTATGACCAACAACTGCGCATGCGAACTTAACTGTGTCCATGCCAGCCTTAGTATCTTCACCAGCATTCTTGCGCCACGAACGCAACTGATGTTGCGTGATGTTTGGCGAAACACGGATAGTTACACCGGGTCGTTCTGGCACTTCAATGAATACATCTGGTCGCTTAACGCTCTTGCTAATGACAGCCTTCAACGCAGAAAGCACGTTGTTTGAAGACTCAAGAGCAGCGTCGTCCGACAGATTGCTAACGATGTTGTATGTGGGTTCTTCCATGCAGCGAGACTAGCACGATGGCTATTACGAGCAGGTGCAACTTGTGAAAAAATCAGGCAGAAGTTGCTGGAACCGAAACAGTTGAAATGCTGAAGGTGAGAGCAAACGTTGCTGGAGTACCCGATGAAGCATCACCCTCACCTTCGCTCAACCCAACAAGGAGAGCCTTGGAGTAGAAGCGGTCGGCACCAGGGACATTAAGGTCACAGTCAAATACCTGAACAGTAATATCGTAATAGATACGACCGACAAGTTGACGCAAATCTTGCAGTTTGGCAAGGAACGTGGCATCGTACGAGACATAGCCAGTGACGGTGATGTCACCAATTTCTGCTGGAGCGCAGAGTGTTTCGGGGAACAGCGACTTGCCGTGGTAGACCTTTTCCACAGAGGCAGAGATTTCTCCGCCCGATACCTGCGTAAAGTAGTCGGGGAAAAGTTGCCCAGTTCCAGACACGCTGGGAGCAATCTTCGCCACAATCTGGCGTTGTGCTGCGAGTTTACGCATTGAATCAGGCATTGTTCCTCCGTTATACCAGAGCCGTTGTCAGGTTTGACTTGATGATGTTGACCGTAATCTTGTCGCCAATGCTGGAGACGCGAATACCGACCTGAGCCTTCACAAGACCACTTTCCAGTTGGCTTGCTGGGTTCAGAGTGTCGTCAACCTTGATGGTGTAGCCATAGTCAAGGCGCTTGCCAGTTGGCGAGAAGCCTTCGTACAGACCACCAGCGATACGGACTGGCTCAAGAACCGACTGCAAGGCAGCGGTAATGTCGGCGTAGATTGTCTTACGACCATCAATTGTTGAGAAAATCAACGGTTCAAGAGCAAGGTTTGCCTGATTGACCACGTAGTTGATGACTTCTCGTGCGGTGATGAAGCGCCACTGTGCGGTAGTCGTTGAGTGTGAACGTGCTCCGTAGATTCGGACGTCATTTGAAATCACGCGGATTGCATTGATTCGCGCATCATCCAGTTCGTCCCCAGTGGTTTTGCTAATTGCAGTCGCGATACCTGTGACGAAACGGGCACTTGAGTCAACGCCAGCGTATGCCTTCCATGGACCAGTTGAGTTGTGGGTCTTGGAGCGCACTGCGGCAACATAACCCTCGGGTGGGATGGTAAGGCTTACGCCAGTTCCCGATGGGATTGTCACCCATGGGAAGAAGAAACCAAGGAATTCATGGTCGCTATTGTCACCAGAACCGTATGAGTTAGATGTTGACCGAACCTCTGCAGCAGTTTTGCCGTTTGCGAAAGAGCAAAGACCGATGCGGTTGAATTCCTTGGCGTGAGCCTTGAGTGCATCGTAAACGTCTTCGTCTTGGTCAGCGAGCGTCCCAGTTGTGATGCCTGGAATTGCTACACAACCGCCGCCAAGTTCCTCAGTGAATGCACCAAGTGCTGTGACGTAGTCTGCAACGGCTGCGCTACCAGTTTGTGCACCGCTCGTAAATGAGACGAAATCGTTGTCGGTAGTTGCTGCCAACTGCTCATCGTCACCAGTTGAACCAGCGAGAAGTGCCGCAGTGCAGTAGTAGGGTGCGATAGTGTCGTTATTGATTGCCGAAACAAGGTCGTCCAAAACGGCGAGACCGCTAGCGGCAAAAACCACGTTGTCTTCAGTTCCGTAAGCAATGCTGACGTTCATGAGCGAGTCAACGATAAGAACTTTTACCTTGAGGCTGTTGCCCCATGTGCCCTTGCCAACAGCAGTTAGACGCACGCCAGTGGTTGCGCTTTCGCCGGGAGTGAGAAGGTCACGGCTTGCCGCAACCCACGTTGACTTAACTGCGCGAGATACGTAGCAGTTCGCTCCACCCTCTTCAAAGAAGGTACGCACTGTTGAGTACGTGTACTTGTTGGCTTCGTAGCCACCGAAGTATGTTGTGTACTCATCAAGGCTAGTCACGAGTTGGGCGACATTGTCTTTACCGCGCTCTGTTTGCCCCACAACAAAAAATGTTGAATCGGGAGCAGTACCAGTTACCGCAGGTCCTGTACGTACCGCAGTTGTAATTTGTACACCAGGCATTCGCCGTCCTCCGTGCTAAATGGAAATTCTATTGATTGTCCTTTGAGTGAGTATACCCAAGTCGGTCGCTATCTTCAGGAAGTATTGAATCAGAAACTCTCTTCATCATTTACATCACTGCTTGATTCGTTAACTAATTGTACTTCATCCTGCGAAGCGACTTCTGTATCTTCAGAAACATTCCGCTTAGGCTTTGACGCTTTTGGCTTCGCTGCTGGCTGAATCATCGCTTCTATTTCTTCAGCCGATGGAATGATTACAGCATTTTCCTGTGGGGAAGCCTCTGGTTCTTTTACGCCCGTGTCAACAACTTCGCCACTGGCAAGAAGAGCCTGCGTGATAGCACTAGCGGCGTCTGTCCATGCGGCTTTGCTTGGGTCAAGCAATTCTCCGCCATCTAGCATCACGACATGCGTCGTAGTGTTCCACACTCGTATTTTTGCCATTAGAGACCTCGCATGTTGAAAACATCGGCTTGAATACCAGTTATTCCGCCAACAGGTTGACGGTAAACAAGTTCATTTAAGTATAAATCATATCCTATGTAGGCACCTGCTAAGACCCTATCGCCTTTTATTAGCGTCAAATCAGAAAACTCTTCCCTCATCGTGCTCTCATCAAGCATGACGTCGGCGTCATGCGCTGTTGCCCCCTGCATACAGGGCGAATCAAGTAGTGCCGACCGCACAACAGTTGACAACCTGTCACGCATTAACGTCACTTCCTCCGAGCCCTCAGTTTTAGCCCAGATGTAGGTACGCATAGAATAAGAGACACGATACAGGGGGTCACCCCCGCCGTAATTTAGAAGCCTGTCAAAAGAATTCGTGGAAATAACGACAGTAATCAGAGTCGGCCAGTGGTCTAGTGCGATTGGCTCGTATACAAGGTACTTTTCGGGGTCTGGCAGTGTGTAGTCGTCTACATTCCACGCGTTTCGGTAGCGGGTGAGCCGAGTCGGGATGTCATATTCAAGATAGTCATTGACAACTTTTTTGGCGAAATGTGCGCCAAACATAACGATGTCTTGTTCATTAGGCATTATGCACCACCAAAGAATCTGCGAGCGCCACGACCATCAGACCCGACAATGTGTTTAGCAGCCTTATCCGCCAGTTCTCGCGCGAACATGGGGGGCTCAAAAACAATCTGTCGTTTTGCCATTCTGGTAGTTCCGTACTGGTGGAATTTAGCATATTCAATCTTCGTTCCGAATGTCGCATTCGTTGGATTTATTTCATTCGGTGCACCGTTTAGGCTCGTAAGGTCACGAAATAGTTTTCCCGTCTGCTGCATTATTGGCATTCCGGGGAACCGAACAGCCTTCCACGCCGAATACCGTGCCGACAGCGGTGACCATCCACCTACTGGCAAACCGCTAGTGGTGAAGTTCTCCGCATTTGCTCGTGCCAAATAGCGTTTTGCCCATTGAAAAACGACTGTGAAGTCTTGACTTCGCAAAATCATGCCATCCAGATACTCAATGGCATCATTGGCATCGCAGTCAATCTTGATGCGAATCAAGCGACTCGGCTCCTACGCCACCGTTTTACAGCGAGTAGTTCTTTCTCAAGGAAGCCAGTCTCAAGCGGAGCAACGTTTCGTGTCTCCAAGTCCTTGATGCCGACGACATCGTCATGCATATTCTGCATTTCTCTTGTCGCCGCACGCAAAATCATTAGTTTGAAAACCTTAATTCCCTCACCAGCAAGACCAGCGGTATAGGAAACGGTAATGACATCATTCGCGAAGCCACGGAAAACATCAATACCGTAACGACGCACGACATAATCAATTCCGTCGGTAAGTGTTGCTGCGGTCGCGGAACCCTGTTGACGTAGTGTCACTTCTTCAACGTCAATAACTGGGGAGTTACGCAAATAGACAGTTTGTGGTGGCTGCATATATGAAACCATACTTACTGTATCTGTTGACGCAGATGACTCATTAGTGAAAAACGAGGACATGGGTACGCCT